TCATCGATTTGCACACATGCATAATCATCATCATAAGCAATTTGTCCTGGGATTACAACAGAACCCTCTTTGAAAAAATGCCTACCAAATTTTTCAACCTGATTCTGAAGAATAGATTGAAGTGTTGTTAACTCCCTAGATTGAATTGGAAGTCCTGGTTTGAATAGGACTCTCTGATAATTCTTTTGATCATCAAAATCGTCAAAATATGGAGACGCATTGAGATTAGTATTTTGTGGCATTGTTCTTTAGAACTCCAGTACGATCTTGATATCTTCTTTTTGACTTGAAGACCTGGGGATTGCAACTCTATTATCAATGTAGATAATTTCACCAGATTTCGTATTATACTCAGCGGAAGAGATTCCAGAAACGAAGTCTAGTCCTAGCTGGTATGTCTTGTTATTTATTGAGGTAGAGACACCGTTAAATTCACTGTTAATTTCCAAAAGTGGTCCTACAACTGAAGTTCCACTAATTGTTCTACCATATCCAGCGTCAGGTGTAGAAGTAAACTCAACAATTTTATAACCACTCTCACTAGAAGCGAGTCCCATTGGTTGATAATACTTAAGGACCCCAGAGATATTATCCCAAGAAGCAACCATACCAATAGCAGTTGATCCGAGACCAACTGTTTGTGTGATTACGGAGTCTACAGCATATGTTGTTGATGTAGTAACACCACCCAACTTAAGTGCTTTTAGTCCACTAACAAGAGAGGTATCAAGAAGTTCTTGATTACTTCCAAATACGGTTGGATTTTTAATAATACCAACCCTAGCAAAGTCATTACCCTCAATAATGTCTGGATTGGTTTCTAGAGTCTCAAATCTAGCATAAAGTAGTGCTCTATACGCACCCAATTCTCTGTAAATGTCATATCCATGTCCACCTTTTGGTGGAATAATAACAGAGAACTGACCAATAGCAGTTGTACCAATACCCGTATTGGTGAGGTTCTCTAAAGGTCCACCAGACTGACTTCCAGGCGCGCCTGGGAAGAACTGAATGGATCCATGGGTATATCCCTCCCCACCATCAGTAACAAAGACCTCAGAGATCTTTCCGAAGGAATCGATTGTAATAGTCGCCTTTCCTCCATTACCATCTCCCAAAATAGGAACATTGGCAAAAGAGGTGGAAATTGGTTGGTAGTTAGTTCCCCTATTATCAATAATAACTACTTCAATTTTTCCATCGATTGCATTATTTTTAGTAGCGACAGACTCACCAGTTCTACCCCAATCTTCAGGAACGGGAATATATTCGATTGAATCGAATTTTACAATTTCCGAAGGTTTAATAGTATACAAATATTTCCAAATATATCCATCACCAGATGTACCTGCGGCTCTAGGTTCTAAGTCAATGAATGTTGGTTGATCATATGAAGGACGACCATTAGGGTTCTCTGGGTCAGATCCATTCTGTAGACAAGCGTAAACCTTCAAATCTTCATTAACAATATAAAAGTTTGCTTCATACAAACTTGCTTGTGCAGTAATTGGTGTCAAATTGTAAATATTATAATCATGTCTATACATTTCATAGGTTGTACCAGCAACCCATTCAACTTTTCTAACCAGTCTCCTGACATCCTTGTCAGTAATCTTCTTCATCGCAATGATAGATTCCTTAATGGAATACTCTTCTTCAAATCCATCTAAAGGAGCTGGAGTGTTTGTAGTCCAGTCGGGAGTTCCACCAGCCTTTGGTTCAAGAGAGTTGGGAAGGCCAATAAAAGCATAATACTTATTGACGGTTGATCCAACCCCAACGAAACTTTTTACAAAAGTCTCCGCATTGAGAATCCTAAATTGTTCCGATATAATTGCAGGCATTGTCGCTGTGGTTTTTTACTTATTTAGTGGTTAAGTTAAAGGTTTTTCTCTAGAGACCATAGCTGCGGTAGAAAGTCCTACTAAACCAGCGTCTGGATTCACAAAGAAAGACTGTGGTAATCCTTGACTACGATTCTGGTAACCGTAAATCTTACCCCAACTATATTTACCCCAGTAAGTATCGATAGTTGCCGTAGTACCAACACCAACTTGAATATCACTATTATTATTTGGACCTGGTTGGAAAGCACAGGTCACAGTAACTACTCCAGAAAGAACGTCAACATCAGTAACTTTTTCAACTCTAAAGACTCCACCAAGATATTCACCAGCGGAAATGATACCAACTTTATTTGCAGGATAATTTGCATATCCGCCAATAGAAGTAGTAATACCAGTCAGAGCGTGACCGACAACTAGTGGACTATCGTAAATTACAAAATAATCATCTTTTTGCAACTGAGAGTAATTAACTCCAAGTGTATTCAATGAAGAATATCCATATCCAAGATTGGTATTATCATTAAAATCAGATTTTAGAGCAAATTCAAGTCTAGGTGGAACACTAAATCCGATACCAGGAACAAATGTGTTGACACCTACAATAACTCCAAAATCACCCTCTGTTCTGAATGATAAAATTTCTTCAGACTTAGTAGAATCAATATCAATGATTGCTGGGGGACTAGATCCAATTCTATATCCAAATCCACCATTAGTTATGGAAACTGATGTAACTACACCTGCAGTAACCGAAGCAATACCAGTTGCTCTATTAATAACTGGATCGGCATATAAAACTGTGGTTCCAGAACCAACCGCAATTACTCGCAACTGTTCAACTCCAAAACCAGTTTCAACCAAGTCTTCAATTTCTTCAGAATGATTAACTGGTCTAGAGTTCCAATTGGCAAGATCAAAGGAATAGTATAAATCACCTACAGTACTAATTCCAACATAGAATCCATCAACATACTTAAGACGAGCAAAGTCAAAAGTAGCGGGAGAAACTGTACCTGCTGGCAATTGTTGACTAAATGGTTGCCAGAAGTTCTTGTCTGTAGAAATACCGATGGTTCCACCGTCACCAACGTAAATAAATCTATTACCATCAAACAGAACATCTCGAATATTATTAAACGTGTTACTGTTCTTGATAGACCAGATTCTTCCATTATTGGAAGCAATAACAGCACCACCATTACCAACTGCAATGTATTCACTCTGACCATAAGTTACTGCATTAAGGTCTTCTAAGGTTCCTGAGAACTCACTGAAGAATGCTGTTGATCCGATTCCAGTGGCAACAAAGATGGATCCTGCAGTTCCCACAGTAACCCAAGTATCTGTGGTTCCTTCATAAACAATTCCTCTAAAATCGCCTTCATACTCACTATCATATGTAACCGAAGAATTAATAGCAGGAACTTGTCTGACTTCTTTTAGATTTACTGGAGTAAATGGAGCAAGACTATTTCCAATAGCAACAGTTGTAGATATCTTACCAAAAGATCCAGCAACAGCTACATGATGCTTAGTTGGATATAAGATACTATATCCTACACCAACGGCATTGAACATAATTGTTCCACCATATCCGATGTTTCCTCTTTCCCAAAACTCACCACTCTTCGTATTGATATATTGACTACTTTCACCAACAGCAACAATTGGAACTTCTCTCGATATTGCTTTCCATCTGACGTAACTGGTGATACCAGTAATCGAATCAAACTTCCAATCGGAAATTGGATCTTTTCTTTCAATAAGAGCTTCTGAGATAGAAACATTGGGATTGGTGATGTTCTTATATCCTTCACCACCATCCAAGATCAAAATTTCAGAAATACTAGAAGAAGTAGAAACTTTTGTACTTAAAATACCAGATTTAATTGAAACGTCCTCAAAAATAACAGCATTTCTCTCAGCCTGTGTCAACAAATCAATCTCAGAGAAAGTTGGGAAAGCATTTTCAACATAAATGACATTATCACTTTCTCCAACATTTTTAATAAGTCTGGTTGTTGGAGTAACTCTGGCTTTTAAACTTGGTCTGGCTTTTGGAACCAAAGTTCCAGAAACAATTTTGTCTCTTTTTTGTTTTTCCCAAGTAAGTGGTCTCTCTGCAGTTTGGTCAGTATCAATACCAACGCTATCATAAGTAAATGTCTCTAAGACATCAGAAGCAACAATCCTCTTACCAGTTCTCTCAAATTGATCAAGATCAAAGAAATTAAGCTTATTTTCATTGATCTTAACAACATCTCCAGGTTTTACTGTTAATGGTGGTTCAATTGTCTCAACATCTTTTGTTGATCCCCTGTAATAGAAAACAGAGCACTTAGATCCTGGTTTTGGTGCTTCGGAGAAAATAACTCTACTTCCTTTGAAGATATAAGACTCACCTGGGGTTTGTAGAATATCATTAATGTAGATAAAGATGTTATTAGTTACATCCATATCACTACCAGAGATGGTCTTAAGACTGAGAATCTCAGTAGTTCCGCCAGTCGTTACCGATAGAGTAAACTTTTTACGTTGACCATCAAAGAACGTAGAAATGTTATCAAATAAAATAAACTGTCCGAAGTAAAAACCAGCAAACTTGTCATTATCAAGTTCAATGACATTTAATCGGAATTCTGTAACAACTCCAACTCGTACATCGGTAGATATACCAGAAACCGTTAACAAATCATCAACTTTATAAGCAATGCCTTCTTCCGTAAGATCAAATTCTTGAATATCCCCATCGACATTGACTCTGAATCTTACTACAGCATTAGTACCGATTCCACTAGTACCCTCAATGTATTCTAATCTTCTATTAAAGTATGGATCTGGTTGTGTAATATCAATGTAAACAGGTTTTTCAACTGATCCACCTCGTGCATATTGATAATATGCAGTACCGAGTCCAGTAAAAATTCTTAGATTTGCACCATCAATTGCCTCAAGAATGTCATATCCAGAATAACCTTCGTCAACAAAATTCTGAATTCTTTCTGCATACTGAATAGTTCCGCTAGAATCATAACTGTACTGTGTAATAGTTGAGAATCCAACAAAAGTACTAAAGATTGTAGAAGTTCCAACAGTTCTCACCTCAGACCCATTATAATATGGATCTGTAATTCTTGGGAATGT